GGTTCGTTTTAACGCTAACCCACAATTTCAGGGGTAAATCAGATGGCTACGACCAAGCGGACGAGGGCCGACAGTGCTTCGGCCGCCATCGCGGCTATGCAAAACGCTGCGAAGGGGCTATTGCAGCCCCCTGCGCATGTCACTCTAACCGACGCAGCAATGAAATTCTGGCCCGGTGTCGTGCGCGCACGCGCGCGAGACGAGTGGACTGATGCGGATCTGGTAGTGGCGGCCCAGCTCGCGCAATGCCAGGCGGACATCGAGAAGGAAAGTGTCGCTTTGCGCACTGAGGGTTCGGTAATTGAGAACCAGCGTGGAACGCCAGTCATGAACCCGCGCACAACAGTTCTGGAGCAACTGGCACGCCGCGAAATGGCGCTTATGCGCACCCTGCGGATGGGCGGTCGAGTCGCCGGTGACGCCAGAGACCAGGCCGAAAAGCGCAAGATTGAAAGGCAGTCCGCGAAGGTCCGTGAGGAGCTGGAAGAGGACGATTTACTAGCATCGTGACAGCAAAGTCTCGTGCACGCGCGCGTAAGACACTAACGCGCGGAGAACGTGTAATCGCGTTCATCGAAAAGTATTGCCTGGCGCCGGAGGGCGATCACATCGGGAAGCCGATTAAGCTTGAGCCGTTCCAGCGCAAGTTCATCCTCGACATCTACGACAACCCGTATGGCACGCATAGTGCCTACTTGTCGATTGCGAGAAAGAACGGAAAGACGGCGCTGATTGCGTCGATCTTGCTTGCGCACTTGTGCGGCCCCGAGGCTGTGCAGAACTCGCAGATCGTTAGTGGGGCTCAGTCCAAGGAACAGGCGGCGGTCGTGTTCGAGCTGGCCCGCAAAATGGTCGAAATGTCGCCAATTCTGTCGAAATTAGTTCGGATTCAGCCGAGCGGCAAGCGACTAATCGGCTTGGCGCGCAACGTCCTGTACCGAGCGCTGGCAGCAGAAGGTAAGACCGCGCACGGTCTTTCGCCAATCTTGGCGATTCTGGATGAGGTCGGTCAGGTCGTAGGGCCAACAGACAAGTTTGTATCGGCAATTACCTCGGCTCAGGGGGCGTACACAAATCCGCTCCTGATCGCGATTAGCACGCAGGCGCCGACCGATGCCGACATGTTTTCGACATGGATCGATGCGCAGAAGAATGCGCCTGATCCGCGAGTTGTATGCCATGTGTATTCTGCCCCAGAGGATTGCCAGCTAGACGATCCTGCGGCATGGGCGGCAGCGAATCCGGCGCTAGGAGTGTTCCGGTCTGTCGATGATGTCGCCAAGCAGGCGAAGCAGGCGATAGACATGCCGGCAAATGAGCCTGAGTTCAGGAATCTCATACTGAATCAACGAGTTGAGGCTGTCAGCCCGTTCGTTCCGCGATCAGTATGGGAGGCGAATGGCGACGATCCTGGCGACCCAAGCGGCCTAAAGGTTTGGGGCGGGCTGGACCTATCGAGCGTAAACGACTTAACGGCTCTCGTCGCTGTTGATGAGACCGGCGGCGTTCACTCAGCATTCTGGCTGCCGAATGAAGGCCTTGCGGAAAAGTCCCGAAAGGACAAAGTGCCGTATGACCTATGGGCCAAACAGGGATTCTTGAATACAACGCCCGGCAAGGCAATTGAATACGAATACGTCGCGGAGTACCTGCGCGGGTTCTTTGACAGGCACGATGTCCAGGCGATTGGCTTCGACCGAGCGTTGATGAATCACCTAACGCCTTGGCTGGTGAAGGCGAATTTCTCCGAAGCAGAGCTTGAGAAGTTTATCCCCTTCGGCCAGGGGACACTCAGCATGACGCCAGCTCTTCGGGAGCTTGAAGTACGGCTTTTGAATCAGCAGCTTCGGCATGGGAGGCATCCGATTCTGACTATGTGTGCCGCGAACGCGAAGGTGATTGGCGATTCCGGGGCGAGGAAATTTGACAAGAAAAAGGCTCGTGGCCGCATCGACGGGATGGTCGCGCTTGCGCAGGCCGTTGGCGTAATGCCAAACGTCGACACCACCGAAAAATCTTACTGGGAAACCGCGTGAAACTACTTGACCGACTGTTTGGGCGCAAGGCAGCCCAGCTCACCTACGACCAGGTGGCAAGCCTGATCGATGGCGTGGGCGGCGGCACGGTTGCGGGCCTTGCTGTGACAGATAAGACGGCTTTGCAGGTTTCCACGGTTCTCGCCTGCGTTAAGGTGATAGCAGATGGATGCGCGACCCCTGATTTGCATGTGAAGCGCGAAAAGTCGGATGGCCGATCCGAAAAGGCGATAAACATTCCCGAATATCGGCTATTGAGCCGGCGCCCGAACGAGTGGCAAACGTCATTCGAATGGCGTCGGTTGATGACGATGCATGCCGCATTGACCGGTGTCGGCCTATCAATCAAGGTTCGCGGGGACAACCGGCGCGTCCAAGAGCTTATCCCTGTAAAGCCAGGGCAATGGGATATGCGCAAGGTATCCCGCTATGAGGTCCGGTATCGCTGCTGGGATGAATTTGGACTGATCGGGGAATTCACGCCCGATGACGTATTTATTCTGAATAACTTGCAGTGGGATTTCGTGGGCAGCATGAACGCTGTCACGTTGGCTCGCTCTGCTATCGGCCTCGCAATGGCGACTGAAAGAAGCCAAGCCGCCATGCATGAAAACGGGTTACGGCCGAGTGGTGTTTATTCTGTCGAGGGAACGCTGAATGCGGAACAGCATGAGCGCCTGACGGAGTGGATTAGGCGCAAGGGTGGCATTGATAAAACCGGAACGCCTTTAGTTCTAGACCGGGCGGCGAAGTGGCTAAGTACAGCCATGAGCGGTGTAGATGCACAGCATGTCGAGACTCGACGCCTTCAGATCGAGGAAATCTGCCGAGGTTATGGCGTGTTTCCGATCATGGTTGGCCATTCCGACAAAACATCGACCTTTGCCAGTTCTGAGGCATTCTTCGCCGCACACCTGATCCACACCCTGGCCCCTTGGCATAAGGCATGGCGTGATCGTTTGGACGAAACGCTGCTGGACGGCGCGGGGCCGCTATTTGTGGAATTTGATACCCGCTACATGGTGGCCGGCTCCATGAAGGACCGCGCACAGTGGGCGCGAACCATGGCCGAAATGGGCATCTACACACGAAATGAAATTCGAGACGAGGAGGGCAAAGACCCATTGCCGGGCCTCGATGAACCACTTACGCCGCTCAATATGTCCAGCGGCAACCAAGGGGCCAGCAATGACCAAACGACAAAACCTTGAGCGCCGGGACGCTGGCGGCTCTCGCGAAGTCCGCGCCTATGCGCTTCAGATCAAGGCAACCGGAGACGATGGAACCGTAGAGGGCTACGGCTCCGTGTTCGGCGTCCGCGACAACTATGACGATGTAATCGCGCCTGGCGCATTCGCCGGCTCGCTGAAGGAACATAAATCGGCCGGAACCATGCCGGCCATGCTCTGGCAGCACGACGCAACCGAGCCTATCGGCGTTTGGACCGAGATGTCGGAAGACTCGAAAGGACTCCGCATCAAGGGTCAGCTCGCGCTGGACACCACACGCGGCAAAGAGGCTTACGCGCTGCTGAAGCTCGGTGCGCTAAACGGTCTTTCTATCGGTTTCATGTCGAAGCAGTGGACGTATGACCGCGAGACGGAAGTCAGAACGTTGACCGAAATCGACCTGTGGGAAGTGTCCCTGGTTACGTTCCCCGCCAACGAAAAGGCGCGGATTACCAATGTTAAGGCCGCCGAAGTAGTTGGCCTGAAAACCATTCGTCAAGCCGAGAAAGCCCTGCGGGACGCCGGGTTCTCGGACGACGCGGCCAAGGCGTTCGTCGCTGAGGTCAAACGCATCGCTTTGGATGAGCGGGACGCTCATGAGGCGGTCGCGGCAATGAAAGCAGCAAATCGGCTGCTCAATTCCCTCACCTCCTGAAAGGAACCTCATGAAACGTATTCTGATGGCCACCATGGCCGCCCACTTTGCCGCATTCCAGTCGCGGATGGCTGTTGCCGGCGTGTACGAAATGCGCGAAGAGCCGAGCATTAAGTCCGTCGCCGACGCTCTCGACAAGATCGCTACCGCCTTCGACGAGTACAAAAAGACCAACGACCAGCGCATCGAAGCAATCAAGAAAGGTGCTTCGACTTCCGACCTGGACGCCAAGCTCGCCAAAATGGACGAGCATATTGACGCCCTGAACGAAGCCAAGAGCCGCCTGGAAAAGGTGGAAACCAAGCTGGCCCGGCCCGGCGTCCTCGCTGACGAGAAGAAGGGCGAGGCGAAGGAAGACGTGGAGTACCGTGATGCGTTCTTCGACTGGGTCCGCGCCCCGCAGGATTCCGAGCGCAAGCAGCGTGTCGAGCAGGCGCAAAAGGCGCTCGAAGCGAAACGCGCTGCTGATGGCCGTGAGAAGCGTTCTACCCAGACTGTGACCTCCAGCGGTGCCGCAGGCGGCTACGCTCTGCCCGAGTTCATCGAGCGCAGCATTGCTCGCTTGTCGGTGGATATTTCCCCGATCCGCAACATTGCCACCGTCCGTACCGTAGGCACGACCGACTATAAGGAACTGTTCGACATCGGCGGTGCCGGCTTCGAATGGCTGGGTGAAGGTGATACCCGTAACCAGACCAATACCCCGGATCTGGCAGAAGTCGCGCCGACGTTCGGCATGGCTTCGGCAAAGCCGCAGGCTTCGGAAGAGTCGCTGGACGACCTGTTCTTCGACGTGGAAGGCTGGCTGATCAACTCGGCTGCTGAAGCGCTGGCTGCAGGCGAGGGCGCGGCTTTTGTGAGTGGTAACGGCACCAAGAAGCCGACCGGCATTCTGGCTGGCCCGGCTCCGCTCGCGACAGCCGACGGTGGCCGTGCTTTCGGCACTCTGCAGTACATCGCCTCCGGCCAAGCTGCGGCAATGCCCACCAGCGCCGATGTCTTCTACGACATCATCTACTCGCTGCGCGCTCGCTATCGCAATAACGCCCGCTGGCTGACCAACAAGCTGGTTCTTGCGGCAATGCGCAAGTACAAGGACGGCCAAGGCCAGTACCTGTGGCAGCCGTCGCTGACCGCTGGCGAACCGGCCACCTTCTTGGGCTACGGCGTAACCGAAGCGGAAGACATGCCGGCAGTTGCCGCCAATGCCTTCCCGCTGGCTTTCGGTGACTTCAAGGAAGGCTATCTGATCGCTGATCGCGTCGGCATGCGCATGACCCGCGACGAAATCACCACTCCTGGCTTCGTCAAGTTCTACGTGCGCAAGCGCGTGGGCGGCAAGCTGCGCAACACCCAAGCGATCAAGCTGCTCAAGATCGCAGCATCGTAATCGCTGTAAGCAGACGAAAAGGCCCCTTAACCGGGGCCTTTTTTATTGGAGGAAGCATGCAGCTAATAGCAAAAACCGACTTTTCGTGGGCGCATCGTGGGGTTGAAATAGAGCGCTTCGAAGCCGGCCAAGAATTCGAAACGGAAGATGCCGATCTGATCTCCGTTGCAACGTCCGAAGGGTGGGCGGAGATAGCGGGCCAAAAGGCCGACGCTCCCGCCGAGAACAAGGCGCGCACGAAGCGCGAGACGAAGTAATTCACAGGTAACGAAAGGCAATCATGGCTACTGGATACGCTACAGCGCTGAGAAACGCGCAATTGGACGCGATCACGACCTTTGCGGGCAATGGCGCGAAGCTGCGGATTTATGACGGCACACGGCCTGCGACTGGTGGCACGGCGACGAACCTGCTTGCGGAATTCACGCTTGGGACTCCGTTCGCTCCTGCTGCATCCGGCGCCAGCCTGTCCCCGACGCTGCCGAGCAACACGACAGGCTCGAACAATGGCACGGCCACATGGTTCCGCATCGTCAAGGCTGACGGCACGACGCACGTTATCGACGGCTCGGTTGGCACATCTGGCGCTGACCTGAATTTGAACACGACGACCATCAGCAGCGGCGTGGCGGTCAGCATCACCAGCTTTACGATCTCGCGCGGCAACGCCTAAACATGGCCTCCCCGGTAGCGGATTCCTACTCTGCCGCGAGCGGAGCAACCATCTATGGTGGGCGCTCGGGTGGCTTGCCCGCGTGGGTTCCTGCTGCCGGCGTTCGGGCGAATGCCAGCCTGAACCAGATCAGCGACGTTTACCCTGCAATCGAGTTACGAGGCGGAACGCACTATTCCGGCATTCTGAACGCATGGTGCAGCACGGTCTATGCGAAAGACCTTGGGCAGTACGGCTCGATACTGGTATCTGGTGGCGGGCATCAGGACTATCTGTATAACGAGGTCTACCGCTACGACATTGCGTCGCGCCAGTGGGCGCGCTTCGCCGACCCGATCCCATTCACCATTCCGGTATCGGTCACTTACGGCACACAAGGGACATCCCAGGCGGACGGCGACCATGCCGGCAACGGCGTGTCGGATCTGGTCTATAACGAATACTGGACCGACGACACCAAAAGCGCGGTTCTCACAGGCCGCTGGTGCCCGACGCACACCTATGGCCAAATCCTGCATGTTCCGGGTTCGGCGGTCGGAAATACGAACGGTTGGCTCGTCACGCTCGGCAATTTCGGCATGCAATGCCACAAGGTGGATTTGGACAGCCCAACCGCAGGATGGTCCCGCATGGGCGCGCTGCTTTCGACGACGGGGCGCGTCGAGCAGCCGGGTTACGGTTGCGCGATCTTCGATCCGGTGCGCAGTCGCATTGTGTCAAGCCCGTATAACAACGGCGCGCAACCCTACGTCTATACGATCGGCTTGCCGTCCGTGACGCTCGCCTCACCGTCGTCGGATTACCTGACCACGTATTACACGCTTGGCTTTTACGATGCCGCCGACGATCTGTACATCATTTCCCGCATTGGCGACGTGCTGGACACTGGCGGCCGCTGGAAAATGTATGTCCTCGATCCGGTGACGTTCGCTGTATCTGCGCCACCGAGTTCCGGTGACGTGCCGCCGACTGGGCCGGGAACTGTCGAATGGATCGAGTCGTTGCGCCAGCTTGTGTACTGGCCAGGATCGGGCACCGCGCTGTATTTCGCGCAAGCGCCTGCGAATCCAAAGACCGGAACGTGGGTGTGGACGATGCGCGATTTTGGTGGTGATGCGCCTGCGCTGCAGGATAGCGCCAACCCGATGTATAAGCGGCTGCACTATGTTCCGGCGCTCAATGCGTTGGTCCACGTCGGCAAGACAACCGGCCCGGTTCAAATTTGGAAGCTATAAGACATGCCAACCTTTACCGTAAGTGCGAGTGGCGATAAGCAGTATCCCTCGATACAGGCAGCGTGGAATGCCTTGCCGTCCACGCTTGACGCCGACTATGTGCTTGAGTGCTACAACACCGGCGAGCTCGGCGCACTGGATACGTCGGCGTCGGCAAAGACCATGGGGTCGTTCGGCGTCACGATCCGGCCCGCAGCGGGGCAGGGCTATCGTGACAATGCCGGTAAGCTGACCGCGCCGCTGCGTTATAGCCAGCCAAACGGCGTGAGTTTCTCGGCGTCGGCGTTCCTGAGTGCGACGTTCCTGCTAAACAATACGGCCAATATCACGCTTGATGGTATCGCGATTCGCAATACATCTAACGGTGAAGCGATCAAAAGCGGCGGCAACAACCTCACCGTCAAAAACTGCCTGCTTGAGAGTCATCGTTCATCTGGCTATACGCTGGAAACGAGCGGCACCAATGCGCTTAGCCGCAACAACGTCGTTATTAACAAGGCTAGCGACGGCGGTGGTATCCATACCGCTAATACCGGTTGCGAGTTGCGCAATAACACGGTCGTCTATATCGGATCGGGCACATCGACCGGCAAGGGCGTATTCATTGAATGGAGTCCGACGACTACGGTCGGCAATGCTGTGTTCGGGTTCGCGACAGCGATTTCGGTAAGTTCAACTACATTGACGACGGCATCGGACTATAACGCGACCGATGCAGCATCCGTTGCGTCAGGGATGGGAACTCACAACCTGACGGGCCTGGCGTTCGCTTCGCAATTTACGGCGATAGGAACGGCCGGCTCGGAAGACTTGCGCGTGAAAGCGGGATCGGCGCTGATTAACGCGGGAATTTATAACGCCAGCATCGACCCCGACATTCTCGGCCAAACACGCAGCGCAACGACACCAACGATTGGCGCGTTCGAATATATCGCCGCAGGTGGCGGAGGCACCCCCGCATCCGGCACCATTAGCTGGACTGAAGCCGGCGACACAGCATCGATCAGCGGCAGCGTGGCAAGTGGAACGGTCACCGCATCAATTAGCTGGACTGAGGCGAGCGACACAGCGTCATTGACCGGAAACGTCGCGGTATCGGGCGGCACGATCACGACGCCTGTCCTGAAGAACAACACCGGCACAGTGCTGGCAAACGAAACGGGCGTGATTGTCAACGTCTACAACCAATCGACCGGTGTGCTGGTGCTGCAGAAGACGGGGTTGACCAGCAATGCTTCGGGCGTCGTGACGATTACGGACGCGGCGCTCACGCCTGGCACCACATACGCCTATGAAGTCGTCCTGACGAGCAATCGCCGTCGCTTACCGCTGGCGCCCGCAGCATGAGCAGCATAAGGATTGACTCGTCGGAGTGGATTCCCGGCGCGCTGCTGATCGGGGAGGTCGGTCTTGGTGTTCTCGGCTCGGCCATTCCTTCGACCGGCGACAATGGCCCCGGATACGCCTACAACGATCTGAGCCTGCCTGCTGACGCTGGCAAGGAAATCTGCGGACGGATCACGACTTGGCCGACTGCTGGCGCGCTGTACGCCTACGAGGACACGAGCTTCACCTTTACCGGCGCGCCGGATGGGGCGTATTCGTTCGCCTACCAGCTTTATGTTGATGGCATAGCGACTGGCTCGCCTACGACTGTTGCGCTCAATGTAGGCGTGACGGCGGTCACAGGGGCCGCAAGCTGGTCGGAGAGCAATGACACGGCGGCAGTTTCCGGCGTCGTCGGCAATGGCGTCGTCGGGAATGCGGCCTGGTCTGAGACTAGCGACACTTGCGCCGCGCTTGCAACGATTCGCGTCGATGCGTCAATAGGATGGGCTGAGGCGAGCGATACGGCGATGCTTACCGGTTCGCTGGCTGGGTCATTGCCTGTAAGCGGCACAGTTTCTTGGGCCGAAGCAAACGACTCGGCCAGCATTGCAGGCTCGGTGGCAATCAATGTCTCTGGATTGGTTTCGTGGACTGAGGCAAACGACGCCATAGCGATAACGGCTGCTTCTGACCTCGTCTTTGCCCGCGCCCCCAGCGGCTCTGGCTATAGCCCGAAGCGCCGCGAGACGCAAACCCGCCCAGCGAATGTACAGAGGAACTACAGATGACGACGCAACTGATAACGCCGCCGGCAGCGCTTGCTCTGAGCATCGAAGATGGGCGATTGGCTGCGCGTCGGACGGATACCGCATTGGATGGCGAGATCACGCTTTGCATTCAGGCGGCGACAAGGCACATCGAGCATGTGACGGGGCGCTCCATCGTGAATCGTACCTATGAGCAGGTATTGGATGCGTTCCCGAACGCGATAAGGCTGGACTACCCGCCCATCGCCTCCATCGAGTCGGTCAAGTTTCGCGATCTGGATGGCGCGTGGCAAACGCTGGACCCTGCCGACTACGAAGGAAACGACCCGCTGTGGCATGTGGTGCCTGCGCCCGGCAAGGCGTGGCCGGCCACTCAAAATAGGATCAATTCGGTGAAGGTTCGGTACGTTGCCGGCTATGGCCCGGATCACGCTACGACGCCGGCCGAGTTCAAGCAGTACATCGTGCTGAAGATCAAGGAGCAATTCCTTGGGGAGAAGCTTACGCCGTACTGCGAGGACTTGCTGACCAATAGCGACGAGAAAATTTGGGGCTGACGATGAGTCGCGATTGCTGGATTACGATCCAAAAGCCGTCTGAAGGTCAAGATTCTGTTGGTCAGCCGTTGACCACATGGGACGCGTTTGATAACGAGTGGGCCGACATCCGGCACGTCAGCGGACTGGAGGCGGTGAAAGCCGACGCTACGGCATCCGTGGTCAAGGCGAGCATCAGGATTCGCTACAGGGAAGACCTCAACAGCGGCATGCGCGTGCTGCACGGCTCGACGGTCTACGATATTCGGGCGGCGCTGCCGGATCTGGCCGGGAAGCGGTATGTGGATTTGGTGTGCGAGGCGGTGTCGTGAAGATTGGCTTCGACCTCAAGCAACTCAAGACTGCGCTGGACGAAAAGAAAGAAGAGTTCCGCGCTGCGACTCGTCCGGCGGCTCAGGCTGGCGCACAGGTGATCTATGACCAAGCACGCCTAAATGTCCCGGTATCGAAAAAGGGGCACTGGTTCTACGGTACGTCATACAAGAAGACAGGGCAGAAATACTGGTTTGAATCTGGTTCGCTGCGCGATTCTATTTATCAGGTCTACAGCAAAGACAACAGCGGTGATAGCAAGGCTACGTATCACGTTTCTTGGAACCGCTTGAAGGCCCCTTACGCATGGATGGTTGAGTTCGGCACTAGTCGCGCCCCGGCGCACCCCTTCCTCGGCAGGGCTATCGCACAGAAGAGGGGGGAGGCAGCTCAAGCCATGAAGCAAACGTTTATCAAGAAGGTGACAGCGGCATGAGCATGGAAACCGATCTGGTCGCGCTGCTAAAGACCATTTGCCCGCGAGTCTTCCCGGATATTGCGCCGGCTGGAACGCTGCGACCATACGTCACATGGCAGGGGGCTGGCGGCCCTTCGTGGCGCTACACAGACGGAACTCCAGCAGACAAGCGCAATACGCTGATGCAGGTGAATGTCTGGTCTACGACGCGAATTGAGGCCAATGACATAGCAAGGCAGATCGAGGATGCATTGTGCGCATCTCCGGTATTTGCTGTGGCGCCAGAAGGAGAGCCGCTATCGACGTCTGAGGAAGATACAGCGTTGTACGGAACTATCCAGAGATTCACCATCGTCGCAGCACGTTGAACAAATGAATTAGGCCGCAAGGCTAACCAGTAGAGCCGCTTCGGAGCGATCCGCAGCGGCTTTTTTATTGCCCGAAGAGGGCGTCCACCAATGCCCGCACTTGCGGGCTTTTTTTATTTATGAAAGGCCCTCAACATGGCTCAGGTCCCAACCGGTACTACCTTTTTCATCGCGTCTGCGTATGCAACGTCCCAACCCACCACCGCAGTAACTAATGCCAGCGAGGCAGTCGTTACCTGCACCGCCCACGGCTACGCCAACGGCGACATCGTTGAGATCACTTCCGGCTGGGGCCGGATTAACCGTCGCGTCTTCCGGGTCAAGGCGGTTGCAACCAATACCTTCACGCTGGAAGGCGCCGATACTACCAATACCAACTTCTTCCCGGCTGGTACTGGTATTGGCTCCGTTCGCAAGGTCAACACCTTCACGCAGATTACCGGCGTGATGAACCCGCAGTCGAGCGGCGGCGATCCCAAGACCGTGAACTATAAGTTCATCGAGTCGGATGTCGAATTCTCCATCAACGACGGCTTCTCGGCTACCAACTACACGATGGAAATCGACGCGGACCAGATCGGCTCTGCCGGCTATACCGCGCTGAAGTCGCTGACCGACGTGCAGACCGATACCTGCCTGAAGATGGTCACCCGCAGCGGTTCGCTGGTGTTCGTTCCCTGCACAGTCGCGCTGAACGAGGCCGTCCGTCTGCAGGACGGCCAGATCAACCGCGTGAACGCTTCGTTCAACGGCAACAACCGCCTCACCCGCTACGGCTCGTAAAGCGTTGCCAAGGCCCGTCCTGTCAATCCGCAGGGCGGGTTTTTACACCCGATGGTCGCACCCTCGGGTCTTTTTGATTCACTGAGAAAGAGAAAACACCATGGCAAGCAAAATCAAGCTTGGCGCGCGCCCCAAAAACTTCGAGCGCACTGTCACATTCCCGATGCTCGATGGCACGACTGGCAGCATTAAGGTCAATTACAAGTACCGTACCCGCTCTGAGTTCGGTCAATTCATCGACGAAATCATTGCTGCTGCAGGCGAGAAGAAGGCCCAGGACGATGACGAAAAGTTCAGCATGGCCGCACTCATGGAAAAGACGGCGGGCTCGAATGCAGACTACGTGATGCGCGTGATCGATGGCTGGAACTTAGATGAAGACCTGACGCGCGAGAATGTTCAGCAGCTCGCAGATGAGCTTCCTGCCGCTGTCAATGCGATCATGGAAACCTACCGCTCCGCAATTACGGAGGGCCGGCTGGGAAATTGACGCGCGCCGCCCGCGCACTGTATGAGAAGGAGCCCACCGCTGCCGAGATGGAGGCGGCGGGGTTCGCTCCAGAGGACTACGAGGGCGAAGTGGTTGAGGTTTGGCCCGAAAACTATCGGGCGTTCAACCTGTTCTGCGATCTTCAAACACAGTGGCGAATCGGCGTGGGCGGCGCTACCGGACTCGATTACGGGGTTCTGTTCCACAAGATGGACAGAATGCGGTTGGGCGAAGAAGAGTATGACCAGATCGAACGCGACATCCGAGTGATGGAGTTTGAGGCTCTATCCGTGATGAACAAGAAAACCTGAGCCCAGGTATGGGGTTTTATGTCCGAAATTGCAATGTAGTAACATATTCTTTCTTCTATGGAGGGGATATGAAAAAAATTGCAATAGGCTGCGTTGCAGCTTTGTTGGTGGCAATCGCGGCATTGTTTTCCTGGCGCGGCTACATGATTCATGAGCTTAAAAAGCCCATACTGGCTCAGATGAAAGATCCTGAGTCTGCGCGATTCCAGAACGTCGAATATTTGGGGCCTTGGAGCATCGAAGAAGGGACGCTTTGCGGCGAAGTGAACATGAAGAACGCCATGGGTGGATATGTCGGGTACACCCGATTCCATTCCGCTTATGGCGGAAGCGTTGCCTTAATTGGAGGCGACGATAAGATGCAGGACATTATGTGCAAGGACTTTAAAGACGACATCCCGTGGTGGTGGTTGAAGTTCTGATTTAGCAGGAATTCGAATACAGGCTCGCTTCGGCGGGCCTTTTTATTTGCGGCCCACTTCGGTGGGCTTTTTTATTGGGTAGCCAATGTCCGATCTGAAGATACAAGGCGAGGTATCGCTTGACACGTCCGACGCTGACAAAGCGTTTGCGCGCGTTGAGCAGGGGGCCGGCCGTATGGCTCAGTCTGTCGCCGCCGCTGGCGCTCAGGCTGGCAAAGGCGTCGACACCATCGGCTCCGGTGCTGATAGCTCCTCGAAAAAGGTAGAGCAGGCGACGAACCGCATGATCGCCAGCATCCAGCGCCAGATCGCAACGGAAGAGGCGCTGGCATCCGGCGGGCGAAACAGCGGTAAGTATTTTGAGGTGCGTGCGCAGCAAATCGGCGCAAATGTAGATGCGCTGAAGCCGCTTCTTGCCCAGTTGGACGAGCTGCAGGCCAAGAATGCGCAGGCATTCAATGGATTAAGCGCCGGCGCTGACGGGATGACCAAGCTTGGCATGTCGGCAAAGCAGACCGCTTTCGCGATGCGCCAGGTCCCGGCGCAGCTTCAGGACATTTTTGTCAGCTTGCAGGGTGGCCAGGCGCCAATGACGGTGCTTACCCAGCAGGGTAGCCAGTTGGCTACGGTTTTCGGTGGTGTCGGCCCTGCCATAAGGGGAGTGGGCGAATACCTCACTAAATTAATTAACCCTGTAACCATTGCTGCTGGCGCATTTGCTGGCCTTGGATATGCCTACGTTAAGGGCGGCAAAGAGGCCGAGGAATTCAATAAGACGCTCATCCTCACGGGCAATGCCGCAGGTGTCACGGCTGGGCAACTGCAAGTTATTGCGCAGCGCATTGATGGCGTAACTGGCACGCAGGCGCAGGCTGCCGCCGCACTGGTCACGTTCGCGCAGGCTGGCGTGACCGGCGCGAAAAATCTGGAGCAATTCACCACAATCGCACTTCGGTTTGGCGATGTAACTGGGACCGCTGTGTCTGACGTTGCTAAGCAATTCAACGAGTTGAAAAAGTCTCCTCTTGAAGCATCGCTGAAGCTCAATGATGGCATGAATTACCTGACTGCCGGCATTTATCGGCAGATCAAGGCGTTGGAGGATCAAGGCAAAACCGTTGAAGCCGCGAACCTCGCGCAGAAGGCCTATGCGGATGCGCTCGCTAGCCGGACCGGCGAGATGGAGAAGAACCTTGGCTCAATTGAGAGCGGGTGGAAGGCCATCAAGGACACCATTGCCGACGTGGTTGACGGCGTGCTAAGCATTGGGCGTATCAAGATGCCAGAGGCGCAGCTTAGCGCGGCTCAGGCGAACTTGAATGCGTTGGAGCAGAAGGCCCAAGGTCTGCGTGATCGTGGCAGGGACACTACGCAAATCGACCGTCAGGTTGACGCGGCTCGGCTACTGGTCGCCAACCTACAGGAACAAGTTGACCTGAACCAGAAAAACGCTGCCGCCAAGGGCAAAGAGGCAGAGCAGACGAAGGCGCTCGCCCAATGGGACAAGGACGGCTTGCAATTCCTGGACCGTCGCGCACAAATGGAGCGCGAAATCACGAAGGCGCGCAATGAGGGCGCGGCGGCAGGCGTATCGCAAGCGGAGATTGACAAGCGGATCGCCGATATTCGAGAAAAATACAAAGAGAAGTCGGCCGGGTCGGCAAACTCTGAAGTCGCCAATCTGCGGGCTCGCATCGAAGCCGAGAAAACTTACCTTGAGCAACTGAATGCGCAGGGGCTTCAGGCCGACAAGCTCAACGAGGGAGAGAGGAAAGCGCTCGAACTGCAGAAGCAGCTTGAGGGCAACCTTGACGCCAAGGCCCGCGCCCAGAAGGAGGCAGCGCTCGCTGCGGCTCAGGAGTTGGGTGCTGTGATGCGCCAGGTTGACGGAAGGAAGGCGCTGCTGCAGGCGCAGGCCGATTTCCAGCAGGCGCGCGATAAAGAGACTGTTTCCATCAATGCTGAGATCCTCAAGATCAACGAAAAAGCTCAGGTAGTTGAGGACGAAGTTGCAATGTACGGCCTTGGGCGGCAGGCGGTTGAGGAACTGGCTATCGCACGCCTTGAGGAGAAAAAGGCAGCTCTCGCACAGTTTGACGGATCCGACGAGCGCATTAAAAAGCTGGACGAGGAAATTGCCGCTCGCAGGCGTCTCGCTGCGGCAATGGATGCCAAGGATGCCAAAGATTCTGCAGCAAGGGCTGCCGAAGCGGCCCAACGTGAATGGGAGCGAGCTGCAGACAATATTGAGCGGTCCCTGACAGATGCACTCATGCGCGGCTTTGAATCAGGCAAGTCCTTTGCCGAGAACTTCCGCGACACAGTTTCTAACCTGTTCAGGACGCTTATCCTGCGTCCGACGATTCAGGCAATTGTCCAGCCTTTGGCCGCGCCCATTACGAACACGCTTTACGGAGGGGCGTCGGCGTTTGCTCCATCCGGGAACGTGCTTGGCTTGGCAAGCAATGCTAATAGCGCTTATAACCTTTTCAAAGGCTCCGGAAGTCTCGCCAATTTCCTCGGGATAGGCTCGACCGCCGACACCATCAGCGGCGCGACAAGCTCTGCCTTGGGCCTTGGGGATGCCTCCTATGCTGCAATGGACTACGCGGCTTCCACGGCTGCGGCGACGGCGGCGACGGGTGAGGCGGCGGTTGCGGCTGGCGAACTGACGGCTACGATTGGCGAAACAGCTGGGGCGATGTCCAGTCTGTCGACCGCTCTCGCGGCTGTCCCCGGCTGGGGATGGGCTGCGCTAGCCGCGACGGCTCTCATCGGCTTGAGCGGCGGCGGAGAAACCCGCTCCGGTGGCGGCTACGCTGTCGTCAACGGCAAGGCGCAGTTCATGGGCGGCCCTGACGGTGGCGAGATTGCCGGGGATGGCGTCCGTGCGCTGATCGACGCCTACAACACGAGCATTCAGGACACTCTCAAGCAGCTTGGCTCGTCGTCGGTGCTGAACTTCTTCAACGCTGGCCTAGAGTCTTCGCAAAACGGCAAGGGCGGCACGTTCGCTGGCGGCGCTTTGAACGGCATCCAGTTTGGCGACACGGATCTGACCAAGAACTATCACCAAAACCTCTCACCTGAAGAAGCGGTCAAGCAGCTTGGCGCGGACCTGCAGAAAGCGTATCTGGAGGCGATCCAGGCGGCGGCGGACATCCCGAAATCAATTGCCGACAAACTGAACGGCGTTGACATCAAGTCGATGACCGCAGACGCGGCGGCTTCTCTGCTGACGACGATTCAGACGCAAATCGCGGGCGTGAAGTCGTTCCAGTCCGCGCTTGAAACACTCCCCTTTGACAACCTCAAGCAACTGTCCTTCGACGCTGCTAGTGGGCTGATTACGCTTGCAGGCGGTATCGACAAGCTGACATCTGGCACGCAGTACTTCCTCGACAACTTCCTGACGGATGACGAGAAGGTAGCGCAGGCGGCGAAGCAGATTGCGCCGGTGCTGTCGCAATTGGGGGCGGCTGGGATCACTACCCGCGAGCAGTTCAAGTCGCTCGTGCAGTCGCTGGATCTGACGACGGCAGCAGGACAGCAGGCTTACGTGAACCTGATGAACATCGCGCCGGCTTTCGTGACGGTGGCCGATGCCGCGACGAAGGCAGCGGATGCGGCGAAGCAGGCAGCAATGGATGCGGTGAACAGTGCATTCTCCGGCTTGCAGAAAGCGGTAGACGCCGAGAAGCAGGCCGCGCAGGCGCAGTATGACAACGCGATTGCAGCGACGAAGGACCAGATTGATTCCGTCAACGAGTCGATCAGCA